TCTAATTATATTCATCATATATTATATTCTTATATTATATAAACATTATATATATGAAATTTAATTATAACACTAAATGCTATACTTTTAAAAAAATAATATATACAGAAGGATTTTTAGACTATAGTCTTGATGCAACTTATATTATTCATTTAAAAAATAATGGAAGATTACAAGATATTTATGAACAATTGAAAATATATCAACCTACTAAAATAGTATATATCGTTTTTAATGAAGGATTCAAAAATTGTAAAAAACAAAATTATATTACAGATACTGCAGAAGATTTGGTTGATGTCAATATACAAATCTTTAAACACGCTAAAAATATTAATTATAATAATATTTTAATTCTTGAAGATGACTTCTTTTTTTCTGAAAAAATAAAATCTTCATTTCATCAACATAATATAAATACATTTATAAAATCTAATGACAACAATCCATTAATTTATTATTTAGGTTGTATTCCTTCATTATTATTACCATATGATTATTATAATTATAAAGTCATTTCAGCCTGCGTTACACACGCCGTAATTTATAATGCTCAAATAAGAGAAATTATATTAATCAAAGATCAATCCAATATAAAAGATTGGGACGCAGAACTGTATTTGTATATAAATAATAAATATAAATATACATACTATATACCTTTATGTTATCAATTATTTACAGAAACAGATAATTCTAAAACTTGGGGTAAATCAATACCTTTACAATCTTATTTTTCAAGTTATAATTTAATAGCAATGCACATTTTTAATTTTTTGGGAATGAATAAACATGCAGAACCTGGATATAGTATATTTTATTTTTGTTCAAAAATAACCATTTATCTATTAATATTAATTATAATATTGATTTTTATGAAAATATATAATTTAAAGTATTTTAAAAAATATTTTAAAAAGTAATATATAATGAATGTTAATCATAATACTAAATGCTATACTTTTAAAAAAATAATATATACAGAAGGGTTTTTAGATGATAGTGTTGATGCTACTTATATTATTCATTTAAAAGATAATGGAAGATTAGAACACGTTTATGAACAATTGAAAATATATCATCCTACTAAAATAGTATATATCGTTTTTAATGAAGGATTTAAAATTTGTAAAAAACAAAATTATATTACAGATACTGCGGAAGATTTGGTTGATGCAAATATACAAAATTTTAGACACGCAAATAATAATAATTATAAAAATATTTTAGTTTTAGAAGATGATTTTATTTTTTCAGAAAAAATAAAAAGTGATTTTCATCAACATAATATAAATACATTTATAAAATCTAATGACACGAATCCGTTAATTTATTATTTAGGATGTGTTCCTAATATATTATTACCATATGATTATTATAATTATACTGTTTTTAAAGGTGTTGCAGCACATTCTGTAATTTATAATACTAAAATGAGAGAAATTATATTAAATAAAAACCAAGATATAATTAAAGATTGGGATGTAGAATTATGGAATCATTTAAGATATACATATTATATACCTTTATGTTATCAATTATTTACAGATACTGAAAATTCTACAAATTGGGGTAAAGAATCACTATTTGATTTATTGGCATCAAAAATGGCTTTACAAATATATAAAATTTGTGGAATGAATAAACACGCAGAACCTGGATATAGTTTATTTTATTTTATTTCAAAAATAAACATTTATGTAATAATATTAATTATAATATTGATTTTTATGAAAATAAAGAAATTAAAGTGTTTTAAAAATATTTTAAAAAAGTATTTTAAAAAGTAATATATAATGGATGTTAATTATAATACACAATGTTACACTTTTAAAAAAATAATATATACAGAAGGGTTTTTAGATGATAGTGTTGATGCTACTTATATTATTCATTTAAAAGATAATGGAAGATTAGAACATATTTATGAACAATTGAAAATATATCAACCTACTAAAATAGTATATTTAATTTATAATGAAGGATTTAAAAATTGTAAAAAAAAATTAATAGAACAAATCTCATATCAAGATTTAACTGATGCATTTTTACAATGTTTTAAACACGCTAATAATAATAATTATAATAATATTCTTATATTGGAAGATGATTTTATTTTTAATTCTAATATAAAAAATAGAGAGACTTTACAAAATATAAATCATTTTTTAAATAAATATAAAGAAACTCAATTTATATATTATTTAGGATGTAATCCTATTTTTATTATTCCTTATACTTTAGATTTAAAACATTATAAATCATATAAATCTTGTTCTACGCATTCTATAATTTATTCTAAAAAAACTAGACAAACCAACTTAAATTTGTATTTAAAACATTGGGATGTTATTATGGAAAATAATATCAAAAATAGATATTTATATTATATACCATTGTGTTATCAAACATATCCAGATACGGAAAATAAAGAAACTTGGGTTGAAAAAGATAATATTGTTATTTTTTATATTAAAAAAAAAAGTATTCAAATATTAAATTTAGATAAATTTCCTGAACCCGGATTTACTATTATATATACGTTCTCCAAATTATTATTTGTTATAATAAGTATTTTAATTATTTATTTATTATATAAATATTTATTTATTTTTTATTTAAAAAATAAAAATAAACATAAACATAAATAAATATATTTTTTACTTTTTAATTTTATAATTTTAATTTTATAATTTTAATTTTATAATTTTAATTTTATAATTTTAATTTTATAATTTTAATTTTATAATTTTAATTTTAATTATAAAATTATAATTATATATGAAATATTTATATTTTTATATTTGTTTTTTAATTTTTATTATTTGTATATTTGCATATTTTAATGTAAAACAAAGTGTAGAAGCATTCACTCCAAAAATACGTTCGCTTTATAGACCATATATTAGAAAAGCACGTATTATGAGCAAAAATATGTATGATAAAACATCTAGTAATGTTTCTAATATTTTTAGAAAAACAGGATTAATTTAAAATATAATATTCTATTTTATTATATAATGAGAGATAAAGATAAAATACAACAACCACAATTCGGTGGAGAAGGAATGTCCTTTTTTTCATCAGGACTTTATTTTTTTAATCATCATATTATGTATTTAAATAATAGTAAATTTTTTGCAGGTATAATTATGATACTTCTTAATATTGGTTCTAAATTTATTACAATTCAATTTAGTAGATCGACAGAAGAATATATGAAATATACTGTAAGCAAACAAATATTAGTATTTGCTATGGCTTGGATGGGTACTCGTGATATTTATACTGCACTTGGTTTAACTGCTATATTTACTATTTTATCTGAACATTTATTTAATGAAGAAAGTTCTTTATGTATTGTACCTACTGATTATAGAATTTTACATAAATTATTAGATACTAATGAAGATGGAGTTGTTAGTGAAATCGAATTAGCCGCAGCTATTACTGTATTGGAAAAAGCAAAAAAAGAAAAACAAAGAAAAAAACAAAAAGAATCTTTTCAAAATTTTCAATTTACTAAGATATAATCTTATGTTTATGTTTACGTGTTTTATTTTTGTATGTTATTAAATTAGATTTTTGTGTAATAGTATGTTTATTATTTTCTAAATTTGAATCTTCGTCATCAATACCACCACCGTTTATATTATCTGAAGAATTAAGATCTTCAGCAATTTTTTTTGAAAGTTCTAAAATAAGTTGATTTGGAATATTAGAAGAATCATTAGAAGAATCATTTGAAGAATCATTTGAAGAATCATTCGAAGAATCATCTTGACATACTGCTGGAATAACATATGGTTTACCTATAAAATTATAATATGATTTTTTTACTGCATTTTTTTGATGATTGCATTTTAATTTACTTAATTTATCATCAGGTATAGTTGTACCCGGATATAAATACAATTCGACTGTTATATAATATGATAATAATGAATTAGTTGTTTGAGTATTAGAAGTATTTGTCTGAGAAGTTATTGATTTATTAAATTCTGAGTCTGTATTATAATTTTCTCCTTGTTTAATTTGACTTGGAATTTTATTTAATTGTTCATCAGCAATACTATTTTGATCTGTTGAATTATTTTTTTTCTTCTCAATAATCCAATTACCTTTATCCCATTGAACATCTGTAATAACATATGGTTTGTTATCAATATATATAATACTATATTCTGGAAATAACATATCAACAGTAATACCAATATTACTATCTATATCTTTATTATTAGTAGCATCAGTTAAAAGTTTAATTTTATCATCATCACCAGTTTCATCTTTTGTTGATTTTTCATCTTTTGTTGATTTTTCATCTGTTGTTGATTTTTCATCTGTTGTTGATTTTTCATCTGTTGTTGATTTTTCATCTTTTGAACTTTGAGATGTATCGTCTAAATCTATACTATTTGTAAAATTTATTAAAGTTTCAAATAATTGTGTATTAAAAAAAAAAGATTGTATTTTTTTTTTAGGTATAATATTTAGAACTTTTGAATTTAAATTAGTTAAAGGATTAAATAATATTATAGAACTATCTATATTAGGTATTGTCATAGTTGGTTTATAATTTATTTTTGTATGTCCATTAACACCTGTAATAAGTATTATATTTAATTCATTTGGTATTATGGAATATTTATCCTTATCATTATCATTATCATTATCAGTATTAGTATCAGTATTAGTATCAGTATTAGTATCAGTATTAGTATCAGTCTTTTTATCATCATCATCATCATCTTTAATTATAGTACTCATAATTTATATAATAATAATATATATTTAAATAATAATATTATTAATATTATAAATTTAATACAACATCATTACTAATAATATCACTATGAATAATACTATTTAATTCTAATTTATAATTTAATCTAAAATTATTAATATCATTTTGATTCCACCAAATATCTTCAATATTTACATAATTACAAATATTAAATATTAATCGTACATGAATAATATTATTGAATTGTATTTTCTTTTTTTTTTTTTA